CCGAAACAAAAAACTAGCCAACGCAAAACAAAATCGGGAAAAAGCAATAAACGATTTTTTATACAGCTCTCAACTGCCCCCGAGCCCCATCCATCATTTTGTCGCCACCAGCCCAGATCAGCCTGAACCAGCGCCAACCAACCATGATCGGCCGAGACTGGAAACGATCAGCCCGGACTACGTCAGCTCATTCGGTGGACTTGTGGGGGACATGGCCCAGAAGGTTCTTGGCGTAACACTTATGCCGTGGCAAAAGCATGTACTTGAAAAAATGCTTGCAGTAGATGAGAACAATCACTTTGTTCATCGCTCAACGCTCTGTTCGGTGGCGCGCCAAAATGGTAAGACAACTATTATTCAGGCACTAATTCTCGCCTGGTTAGTTGAGATGCCAAAGATACGTGGACAGAAACAAACCATTGTTTCAGGTGCTCACCGACTGGATTTGGCTTGCTTGTTGTTTGATGATCTTGCACCAATTCTTGAAGAGTATTACGGCGCCAAGATCGTCAAGTCGTACGGCCGTTATCAGGCCACCATGCCAGACGGCAGCAAATGGTGGGTTAAGGCGTTGAAGCCCAATCAAGGTCACGGTATGTCAATTGATTTATGTGTGGTGGACGAATTATTTGATGTCAACCCCGATTCCGTCGAAGGGGGGCTCTTGCCGGCACAGCGCGCACGCAAAAATCCGCTGGCTTGTTTCTTCTCTACAGCTGGCACCGAGGAATCTGTGTTGTTCCAGCGTTGGCGTGAGGCAGGCATTCGAGCCATTGACAAAGGCGAACCGTCCACAATGTATATGGCCGAGTGGTCGCCCGACCCGAGCCTTGACCCGCTGCATCCTGCGTCATGGGCGTGGGGTAATCCTGCACTTGGTTACACGTTGGACATGGACACAATTAGGCAAGAGTCAACGAACCCTGATCGGGCGTCGTTCTTGCGCGCATCCCTAAACCTTTGGGTGTCGGTCGTGCGCGGTTGGATTGAGCCTGGGCGTTGGCCGTCACTTGAATACACGGGGGACATCCCTAACGGTGGGGTCGTGGCGATCGAGTCTTCGCTGGACGACTCCAGATACAGCGCGACCAGATGTGTCAACTTGTCAGACGGTCGCGTGCTTGTCACCGTCGCGTTCATCGCCGAGTCAATTACAGAGCTGTGGGAGAACGTGCAAGAACTTGCCAAAGACCCGACGATCAGGTTTGCGTTATCGCCGACCGTGGACGCAACCTGCCCGCCAAACATTGAGCGCCGCCGAGTCGTAGTCGGCTATGCAGAACTTGGACGGTTTACACCGCTCGCCAAAAACATGATTGCCGAAGCACGACTATTGCACACGGGAGAAAAACTGCTTGCCGAACACGTCCAGCGCGCCGTTGCTGTTCGCACCGACAACACGATCGTGCTCTCAAGCAAGCGATCACCTGGCCCGATTGAGTTAGCGCGCACAATGGTCTGGGGAATTGGCATGTGTGCCCGTCCAGTTACCTCGGGTAAACCCATGCTGGTAGCCGTTAACCAGTAACATTCTCGTCGGCGACCGCACGTTCTTGCCTTTTGTCGGAATCGGATAAGTCTCGTGCGGTTGCCACTTATATGGCAAAGTAGGAACATGGGATTATTTGATCGCAAAATAAACAAGGCAGCAATTAGCCCTGCGCCAGTAAAAGCGGCTGCAGCTGGTGGCTTCGCGCCTGGTTACTCGTCGTCAAATGTCGGCGTCAACATGATCGGCCAGTACTACACCTACCGCGAAGGTGAATTAAGGGCGGCGGCGGTAAGCATCCCTGCCTTGTCAAGGAGCCGCGACTTGCTGGCATCAGTAATTGGTTGCATGCCATTGCGAATGTACAACGAAATTTGGAACGCAGACGAAGAAGAAATGGAACGCAAATATATTGCGCCACGCAGTTGGTTACGTCGCCCAGACCCAACCGTTAACTACAACTTTTTGATGTCATGGACATTTGACGATCTTTACTTTTTCGGTCGCGCATTTTGGTACATCACGTCGCGCACAGCTGACGGATACCCGGCATCATTTACTCGACTGCCTGCAGGCTCGGTTACAACTACCGATCAGGCTGGCCCAGTTTGGTTTGCCCCGTCTTCGCAGGTTTATTTCCAAGGTGGCGAAATTGATCCTGCAAACCTTGTGCAATTCTTGTCGCCAACTCAAGGATTGGTTTACTCATCGCAGGCCGCTATTGAAACCGCGCTAAAGATTCAAGAGGCGCGCAATCGCAACGCATCGTCAAGCATTCCTGCCGGCGTTCTTAAACAAACTGGTGGCGAACCGCTTAGCGCGCAAGAACTTGCTGACCTTGCTGCAGCATTTAATGCCGCGCGCGCAACTAATCAGACCGCAGCGCTTAACGAATACTTGTCTTATGAGCCAACCACAATGTCACCAGACAAGATGCTTTTGATTGAGTCTGCGAACTACAGCGCATTGGAAACTGGTGGCCGTGTCGGAAACGTACCGCCATATTTGCTCGGAATATCTACGGGGTCGTACGCCTACACCAGTTCACAGAATGCGCGTATGGACTTGATGTTTTTTGGGGTCAAAATGTACGCAGACGCAATTGCAGAAACATTGTCAATGAACAACGTGTTGCCAAACGGAACATTTATCGCCTTTGATTACGAATCGTACTTAGAGGAAAATTACCTTGCCGACACAATGGAAAACACACAAACAGTTATTGAAGATTACGCACCACAGGAGATGCCATCATGATCAAACTAATTGCAGGAGATTTTACTTTGGACGCCGCAAAGGGCGACGCGCCACGACGCACCATTTCGGGCACCGCAGTTCCCTACAACGTGCCGGCAACGGTGTCGGATGGAACCCAAGTGATCTTTCGTCCTGGCTCATTGCCAGTCGAGGGCAAAGCCCCACGCTTGTTTATGTACCACGATGCTTCAATGCCAGTTGGCGTTGTTACCGAGCGCGTAGACACCGAACAGGGCATGATGTTCAGCGCCAAGATCAGCGCTACGGCCCTTGGAAACGACGCGCTTGTTATGGCCCAAGACGGCACAATTGATCAAGTCTCGGTGGGCGTAAATCCAGTCAAGTTCTCGTATGACGAAGAAGGAACAATGATCATTGAAGCCGCGCAATGGACAGAGCTGTCGCTCGTTCCAATTGGTGCGTTTGGTGACATGGCCAACATTGCCAGCGTCGCTGCGAGTATCCACCAAGAGCCAGAAGAAGTAGTGTTAAATGAAGAAGTAGTCCCAGAACAGGAGATAGAACCCATGTCAGAAGTAACCGCACCAGCAGTTGAGGCAACAATCCCAACCGCACCAATTTTCGCACAGGCCAAAAAAGAATTTATCTTGCCAACTGCAGGTGAATTTATGGCCGCTTATCACATCGGTGGCGACACGTTCAAGAACATGAACGCTGCAGTTGCTGATTACACCGCATCAAAGCGCACCGCATTGCAGGCAGCTGCAGGTGACGTGCTTACGACTGACACACCTGGTCTTTTGCCAGTTCCAGTACTTGGGCCATTGGTTCAAGACCTCAACTTCTTGCGTCCAGTAGTCGATGCTGTAGGCGCTCGCGCTTACCCAGACAGCGGACAATCAAAGACTTTTATCCGTCCAACAATCACCACGCACACCAGCGTTGCATCACAATCAGAACTTGGTTCAGCATCAGCAACAACCATGGTGATCGCATCCAACTCAATTAGCAAGACCACACTTGCTGGTCAAGTAACGCTGTCAGTTCAGGACATTGACTTCACATCGCCTGCAGCAATGCAGTTGATCTTGAATGACCTCATGGGCGAATACATGATCGCTTCTGACAACTTGGCTGCAGACAACTTGCTTACCGCAGCAACTTCGTCAGGCGTTTGGGACGGAACCGTAGCCGACTTACTCAAGTCCGTTTATGACTCGGCAGTTGACATTTCAACAAACCGCAACTGGACACCTACCCATATGTTCGTAAGCCCAGACGTATGGGGTCAACTTGGACAACTTGCCGACACAACTGGCCGTCCAGTATTCCCATTTATCGGCGCTGGCCTCACCGGTCAGAACGCACTTGGTGGCGGTCAGGCATCTTCATGGAACGGCAACCCACTCGGCTTGCAGTTGGTAGTTGACAGCAACTTTGCTGCCAAGACCATGATCATCACCCGCGTTGGTCAAGGTGCAGGCGATGCTTACGAGTTCTACGAATCAATCCGTGGCCTCATGAGCGTTGAACAGCCGTCAGTCTTGGGACGCAACATGAGTTTCCATGGCTACGTATCCACGTTCGCCGCGATCTCTGGAATGATCCGCAAGATCACCCAGGCTTAGTCGAGAGCGGGCTAACCGCTCATGGCAACATACACAGTTACTAACAAGTATCTGATTGACAACTTTGCCGTACTGCAACTCCTGACCCCATCGGAGATTGCAGTCGGCAGTTCAATCACGGTCGCTGGAGTTGACGCAACATTCAACGGCACTTACTCGGTGCGCGCATTGCCACAGTATTTGTTTTTGGGCATTGATACACAAGGCGATCTGCTTTACGACTATCAGGTGCCAATTGCCGATCAGGTACTTTACGCCAAGACTGCAAGCGATGTTGAGCGTGTCGCCGCGTCTGGGACTGTTGCCAATGACCCTGTTTGCACTTGGGTGACGGCCGCGCAGGTCATGTCTTACCTTGGCATCACAATCACAAACCCATCAGACGATTACACGTTGCTGACGCAGTCTGTGTCAGCTGGTAATCAATTCTGTTTTCGCAGGCGTCAGGAATCGGGCTATATCGACTCTCTAACGACTTCTCCAGGCGGTGACGCAACATTGGGTACTTTGATGTATTGCGCCGCTCTGTGGCGCTCTAGGGGCTCAATAGAGGCAACGTACGCCACGTTTGACGGCATGGGCTCGGCACCACAGCAAAGCCTGACCCCGATTGTCAAGCAGCTGCTTGGCATCCCTCGTCCAGCGGTTGCCTAATGGCTTACACCGACCTGTTTAACGAAGCGATTGATGATGTCACCGCGACGCTGACCGCTGTGTCTGGGCTCCGTGTAATAAATGACCCAACCAAACTTGCACCTAATTGTGTGTACCTTGACGCGCCAAACTTCACCACGTTTGCTGGCAACGGCAACATTGTGCGCCTCGAGTTCCCTGTCAAGGTCATTGGCTCTGGGCCTGCAGGTCTGCCGGTGCTTCGATCAATCTTGAGCATCGTTGCAACCGTGCTTGGCTCGTCAATCATAGTTATGGCTGGCCGTCCGTCAAGTCTTGAGATTGGTGGCGCGTTGTACCCGTGCTACGACCTTGATTGCGCTATAGAAGCCCAAACCGCATAATCCACAACTACCGAATACAAATCATCTACTATCAGATCAGAACTTAAGGAGAAATTATGTCATCCACTTACCTCTCAAACCCAACAGTCAAAGTTGGCACCGCCATCGGCACCATTGTTGACATCACCACAGAAGTTTCTGCATGCAGTTTGGTTGTCACCGCGGAAGCTCTGGAAGATACGAGTTTTGGCCAGACATCCCGCACTATGACATCGGGCCTCTTTTCAAATACTTGTACGCTGACGGTTTACGCCAGTTATGCAGCAAGTAAGTCTTACGCAGTTTTGGCGCCATTGCTCGGCACAAAATGCACGATCAAAGTGAACCCAACAAGCGCAGCAGACAGCGCAACAAACCCTGGCTTCATTTTGACCGACACCTACCTAGCCAGCATTCCAGTTGTTAACGCGTCGCTGGGCGAGTTGAGCACCTATGAAATTGAATTTCAGGGTGGCACATACAGCGTTGACGTCACCGCATAAATAACGGCTCCAAGCCGACATAGGAGAACCATGAAAATTAAGTTGCAGTTAAAGCGCACGACCGACAGCGCGCCTGAGTATTACTACACAAACCTGTTTGTCATTACCGAATGGGAACGCCTTGAGCGTCGCAACATCCAGCAACTATCAGCGTCACCGCTGTACTCCGATTATGCGTGTTGGATGCACACGATCTTGAAACTTAAAGGCGAACAGGTTGGCGACAACTGGCGTGAATGGATTAGCAAAAACCCTGACATCGACATTCTGCCGGTACTGGATGAGACAGACCCAAACCCTACGGACGCGGCACCTTCCGCCGCCAACTAGCAGAGGTTCTCGTCGGGGTCGGTTGGTGGCCTAACGACATTCCGTTTGACGCACGTGATCTAGTGACTGTCATTAAAGTGCTTAACGAGCAGAACAAACGGAGATGATGTGAATGAAGTATCGGCAAAGATTGAGGTCGTCGGGCTTAAAGAAGCCTTGAAGACTCTTAACAAGATTGACAAATCTTTGCGCCGTGAAATCACAAAAGATTACAAGAAGATTGTTCAGCCTGTTATTGACGACGCCAACGCGCTTGTTCCTACTGGCGTTCCGTTGTCTGGTATGGCGCGCAACTGGTCAACCCGATCGGGTTTCAAGATGTTGCCGTGGGTACCTGGCATGAAGCAGAAGATTGCTGCCAAGATTAACACTCGAAATATCAAGGAATACGGCGGAAACAAAAGCAATGTGGGCACGTTCCTCATTCAATGGCAGGGCGCTACTGGCACCATGTTTGACACATCCAAAGAAGGTGCATTGGGCCGTCAACTAACTGCACGCTATGGCGAGCGTTCGCGAGTAATGTGGAAAGCGTACGTGCAACGCGAAAATGATGTCATGTCCGAGATGGGTCAATTAGTTAAGCGCGTCATGGACGAAGCAAACAGAGAGACCGCGTAATGGCAATCAACATCCCGATCATCAGCGAGTTTGACGGCAAGGGCGTATCTAAGGCCATCAAGCAATTTAAACAACTTGAGACCACAGGTGAGAAAGCCCAGTTTGCTATTAAGAAAGCTGCCGTTCCTGCAGCTGCCGCGCTCGCTGGTTTGGCTGTTGCTTTGGGCGACGCTACCAAGGCTGCAATGGAAGACCAGCAAGAGCAGGCCGCTTTAGCGCTTACCTTGCAAAATGTGACTGGCGCTGGCGCTGCACAAACCGCACAGGTAGAGAAACAGATCAGCGCTATGAGTCGAGCGTCTGGTGTTGCTGACACCGAGTATCGCAAAGCATTAGAAGCACTTGTGCGCGGTACCAAAGATGTTGGCATTGCCATGAACGACATGAACCTTGTCATGGACATCAGCACGGCCACCGGCACGGATTCTGCCACCGTCGCTGACGCGCTCGCCAAGGCATACCAGGGCAACTTTAAGGCACTCCGATCATTAAGCCCAGAGATGTCAACGATGATTAAAGAAG